CTCGATCCATGATCAAATCCGATTCGATGAAAACACGATCGAGCTGGCAAAAGAAAAGCTGGATGAACTCCTCAGCGATGGCCTCGACGGCGCAAAGGCTTTCATAAAGCCGCTCGTGATGGACGCTTTCAAACAGTCAAATGGGCGCCTGGACACAAAGCAAGTCCTGGGAATTAAAAAGCATCAGTCTCGGATCGATGATCCTCGATTTGATGAGGCCTGTCGCCTGATCGACAAATCCATCAGACGACCGAGCTCAAAAGAATATTTCCAGGTCTGGGTAAAAGACGATGCTGGCGAGTATGTAAATATCCAGCTCAATTTTGCCGCCCTATAACATGATAAATACAGAACTAATCGTAAAAGGCCGAGCTATCATCCAAGAGGAGAGAATCAGGCAAATTGAGGTGAAAGGGTTCACGATCGGCCATGATGATCGACTAGATTATCATCAGGATTTGATCATGGCGGCGGCATGCTATGAGATGGAGCCAAAGGGCCGCCAGGAGCGGCCTGACTCCTGGCCATGGGATTTTGCCCACTGGAAACCATCAGCCACGAGACAGAGCCTCCAGGGGCGTCTCAGAGAGCTCCAGAAAGCTGGAGCTCTTTATCAGGCGGCATTTGATCAGATGGAACTTCAAGGCCTGGAAATCCCTCTAAAAATGGCCGTATCGGAAAAGATCGGATTGATGGCCATCAGGATCGGCGAAATCCTGGCACATCCCGATTTCTCTCATGGATAAAGTCCTGGAGGCTAATCGCCAATTTATCAATCAATCAAAATCTAAAATTCAAACTACTGAGGATGAAAAAACTATTTAATCACGTGATGATCGACCTGGAGACACTTTCCACTAAATCAAATGCCACGATTTGCTCGATCGGTGCGATCGAGTTTGACATCGAGACGGGAGAGATCGGTCGTCAATTTCATGAGAAAGTACAAATCCAGAGCTGTCTCGATCTCGGCTGTCACATCGACGGCCTGACGATCGAGTGGTGGCTCAAACAATCAGACAAAGCCAGGACAGAGCTCGTCAGAGAGGCGAAGCCAGTCGGCCAGGTTCTTTTTAAATTATCTCACTGGATGAGTGAGCTGGCTCCAGATTTCGGAGTCTGGGCAAATGGTAAAGGCTTTGATCTCCCGATTTTGATCTCGGCTTTTGAGCGTGTCGGTCAGCGGCCGCCCTGGAATTATTGGCAAGAGCGGGACGTCAGGACGCTGGCCATGCTGAGCCCTATCCCAAAAGAAAAGCGAGTCTTTAAAGGTGAAAAACACGACGCTCTCGACGACTGCAAAAATCAGATCGATCTCGTGTCCAGCGTATATCAGCACATCAAAAAAGTGGCTATTTGATGAAAGTTCTCGGAGTCAAACAGTTTCACCAAATGCGCTTTAAATTCCTCCCGCTGGAGTCTCAGTGGGAGGCCACGCTCGGCCGAGTGCCTCATAATTTTATCGCTGTGGTTTATGGATTTTCTGGAAATGGAAAAACCGAATTTTGCGTCCAGCTGGCCAAAATGCTGACCAATTTCGGGACAGTCGGCTGGCTCTCATACGAGCAAAGGCACGGCTCAGACCTCCAGGCCGCCACGATGAGAAATAAAATGGACGAGTGCTCTGGCTCATTTTATCCGATCGATCCGATCGCTCAGATCGAGCCTGGAGTGAGTCTCCTGGAGGATTTGGATCGCTACCTCAAAAAGAGGAGCTCGCCAGATTTCATCTTTATCGACTCGCTCGATTATACAGGATTTACCTGGGAGGATTATGTCTATCTCAAAAACCGATACGGACATAAAAAGACTTTCATTTTCATCGCTCACTCGACAAAGTCTGGAGCGCTGAAAAAGGCGATCACAGAAAGGATCGTTTTTGATGGCGGGATGGGTGTCTTTGTTCACCACTACATCGCCGAGCCGATCAAAAATAGATTTGGAGGCTTTGAGCCTTTTGTCGTGTGGGAGGATCGGGCTCGTCAGGTAAATCCAGCCTTTTTCGCCGCCAGGGTACTGGAGGAGACTCCAAAGAAAAGCAAAGGGAAAGGCGCAAAAAAAGCCTCTGAAAATATAGGGGTACAGTCAAATGATGATCAATAAATAACCACGCTATGAGCACAATCAAATATATATTATCGAGCCCTAAATTTGATGGAAAGCTGATTTTCGGCTATTCTGACGGGTTTCTGGTGTTCTATGAGAACGCTGCCACATTTAAAAAGCCTGAGTCCTATCAGTGGATTTTATCAAATCTCCCGCTCACAGTTCCACAGCTGACGGCGATGGCCGCCGCTATCCCAGGAAAGGCCGAGCCGCTCCCTGATGATTTGACCTTTGACGCTTTCTGGACAGCGTATCAAAAGAAAGTCAATCGGATCAGATGTGAGCCGCTCTGGAATAAGCTGAGCGAGGGAGATCGGATCGAGTGCCTCCAGAGTCTCAAGCCATACGACGGCTATCTCAAACGAATGAATGGGAGAGCGAAACTCGATCCTGAGAACTATCTCAAGCGGGAGAGCTTTCGAAATCCCTGGAATACTTTGACGAGTTGATCTCATGTTTTACGACTTAAAAACGATGAGACAGCTGGATCAGATTTTTGATCTGATCGAGTATCTCCAGGAGCCCAGGCTGATGGATGAGATCGCCGCTCGGCTTTTCACGTGTCGCCGAGGAGCTTATCGCCACATCAAACAGCTGAGAGAGGCGGGATTTACAGTCACGAAAAAACATCGATCAAATCCGTATCGGTTCGACTATCAAATCACTGAAATCTCTCAGCCATTTAAAGAAAAAATTAATCACTTAAACAGCGTTTTACAATGACAGGCCAGCAAATAAAATATATCAGATTTCTCCTCAAAAAATCGGGACTCCTCGATCAAAAGGATGAGGTGATCCAGGCGATCTCTGACGGGAGGACGACTCACATGAGAGACCTCACCACAGCCGAGACCTCCTCACTCATCGATCTCCTGAGCGGCGGCGATGACAATCCAAAAGTAAAGGATCAAATGATTCGAAAAATGCTCAGCACGGCTCACGCTATGGGATGGGAGCTCCCTGATGGCAAAGTCGACCTCGCTCGATTAAATGCATGGTGTGAGAAATACACGCCGAGCAAAAAGCCACTGGATAAAATTCCTTACAAAGAGCTCCCTGGCGTGGTGACGGTTTTTGATAAAGTCTATCTCTCATTTTTAAAAGGCCTTTAAATCATGGAAAATCCTAAAAAAATGAGTGCGATCGAGGAAATGTTTTATCAGACCTGGCTCGAAAGAAAAAGGCCGAGCTCCTGGATATTCATGAAGCTCTCCAGGGTTTTCTCTCTGGCGATCCTGATCCTCCTGGTTTTCTTCTCGGTCTATTTTGAGGCGTTCTGGACTGACTCAGTCGGCGTCAGTCTCCTCCTCAGTCTCCAGATCGTCAATCTGATTTTAAACAAATACCTCGATCACATCAATCGCAATAAATACGAGTCAATTTTTAACAAATCAAAAATCAAATAAAATGCAACAAATCACAGCAAAAATCAAAGACGCCGCCGAGACTCACCTGATGGGAGCAATGGCTGGAAATTCCCGAAACAATAAAAAAGAAAAGGATTTGATCAAATCCGATTTTAAAGCGGGAGCCGACTGGGCGCTGGCTCAGGTGTCAGACGCCAATCTGGAAAAAAAGGAGCTGATCAAATTGACGCTCATCCAGGCCGACGCTCGGACGGTAAAATGGGAGATCAGCTCCAAAGCTGGGAGCTCTCTGGAGTTTGTCCTCCAGTCACTGAGCGAGCTCCTGGAGCACTTGATGAAATTATACCAAGTCAATCCCAAAGCCCGATTTTCTGAGGCGATCAAAAAAATGATCAAATAAAAACCTGAGGCGTGCGAAGCCTCAAAAAACAAATCAATCATCAAAAACAAACTGAAAAATCAAATGAAAAAATCCATCTTTTTACTCGCTTTCCTGGTTTTTGGCTGTGTAGCTCAAAAGCCTGATTTAATGTCCTCCAGCGGCTCGGTCGTGAGCGTTTCTGGCTGTGAGGTTTGTGTCGTGTTCTCGGTCGTCAATCGCTCGCCACGCCAGCACTCGCTCGGATGCTTTGCGCTTTTGAATGGCCACGAGTATCAGGTCGGCGATCAATATCCCGACAGAGAAAAGGAGGGTTCTGGTTTATATCCTGAGGCCTGTGGTCAGCTCTCCAGTGTGAGCGAGCTCCTGAGTCTGAGTGAGGAGGATGGCCAGAAATGGCGAAAAACTGAGCGCAAACGTCACAGGAGGATGAATCGGATCAGGAGGAGAAACGGGATCGGATCAGCCATCGAGCCACAGTCTGGACATTTAGCCTAAATCAAAAATAAATATGTTACTAGGTTTTAAAAAACAGTTTGCCACGCCGATCCTGTCTGGCTCTAAAAAGTACACGATCAGAAATCCGAGAAAAATCCAGCCGAAAATCGGCGAGCGGGTTTTTATGTACTCAGGACTGAGGACGAGAAACACTCAGAAAATCAGCGACAGCCACGAGCTCAAATCGACTCAAAAAGTGGACATCGAGATCAGCTGTAAAAAAGGGAGAAAGTCGATCGCTGTCACAGTTGACTCCAGGAGGCTGGCTGATCATGAGCTGGAGGCTTTCGCTCAGGGTGATGGATTTTCATCAGTGGCCGATTTGACTGACTACTGGCTGAGCGATATCCCAAAGGATCAAAGAGCTGGATCAGACTGGGAGACTGGCGTCCTGGGTTTGGATTTATATCACTGGACTGATCTGAAAATATGAGCGCCGCTCTAGTTTTTGCGGGGTTCTCATTTGTGGGACTCGGAGCCTTTATCGCTGGCCTGGCGATCGGGATGAGAATGGTCAGAAAACAATCAGAGCGAGCTCGGCTCCCTGATAATCTGGAGATTTTAAAACGCCATTGGTAAAAATCACGTTAATCCTTTTAAATTGAATAAATCAAACTTTGAACTCATGAAAAATCCACTTTTAATCCTTTCCCTCGTGCTGATGCTCTGGAGCTGTGGCACGTCCAGCCAGGAGCTCGGCTCCAGCGCTGAGCTGTCCACTGAGCTGATCTCGGCCGACGCTGATCTCAAATCCCTGGAGGACTCGATCACGATCCAGGTGGGACGAGCCAGGCTCCAGCGGGAGGCGCTCGATCTGGCGGCTCAGACCTATGGCTCAGAGCACGGGATCACGCTCGCTGCAAAGGAGGAGCTGGCCAAAAGCCTGGAGGTCGCTGATCGGCTGATCGATCGGGCTGAGACGCTGATCCAGGTCTCTGACTCGCTGGCTCGATCGAGTGAGAATCCTGTCTAAAAAGTTGTTTAAAATCCCTTTAAAGCCTCTCTAAAATCTGGAGAGGCTTTTTTTGTGCTCATTCTTAAAACTTTCTAAATCAGTTTTTTAAATGATCCCTATTTTTGGACAAATCCAAAGGATGAGAGGAAAAAACGCCCTGTATAATGACCTCATCCCGACCTCGATCAAAGAGGTCGGCCAGAAATCCCAGCGAAATACTTTCCTGGAGGAGCGTGACGATGCTCTGGCGTATCGATATTATTTCCACGCTCATCTCTGTCGCTCCAGATACGACGACTCCCTGGTCGCTTTGAGTCGTGAGTTTTTCCTCTCTCATAATGTAATTATACAGCGGCTCTCAGGGAGGACAGAGCTGATCAAATCGCTCATCGCCGCCGACTTTCAGCCTGGCGAGCTCAGGAAATTATTTCCATATTTTGTCTGGACAAAATAAAAGCCTCAGCTGGATCAGCTGAGGCTTTTGTTTTTAGTGGCTCGATTTACATCGGTTTGACTTCCTGATGATAGGAGGATGAGAACGGGATCGCCGTCACCTTTGCAAATGAGGAGCGCTCGTCCCGAGTCGCCAGTCGGCTCAGTGGATTAAATTTCTGGCCATCCTGCCATCCCTGGAGCGTGTCAAATACTTTCTCGATCAGGTCGAAATATTCCAGGCTTTTGTCCAGGGTGATCTCTGGAGTCAGGCTGGAGGTGTCGCTCCAAAAGTCCCAGCCGAGTCGGATCGTGATCAGGAGCTGACAGCTCTGGAGCTTTTTGTTTATCTCCTCAGTTTTGGCGATCTGGATCGATATGAGCGCCGCTGGAAATAGGACAGGCGGCCGATCGATTTCAAACTGGCCTTTGTCGAGGTCGATATATTTGAGCTCCTGGATCGTCTTTAATCGAGCCAGGAGGGATTTATAAACGGTTTTCATGCTGATCTGATTTGATGGTGAAATTTTTATTTAAAGTGACTTCTCAATCGGCTCAAAATACGGTCATTGAGTGCCGCTGATCGTCCCATAAATTGACGCTTTGGTATGGTAAAATTCATTTTTCGAGCGTGCCCTCTCACCTGGCGGCGACCTTTGCCGAGGAGATTCGGGTGAGTGTAGGGTCTCACATATTGAATCCCTCTCACGAGGCCTCCCTCATTGTGTATCCTGGCGTAACTGATGCGAGAGGAGCCAGCCGAGATCGTGACACGCTCTGGACTGACTCGGCTCGGCCTGACAGAGCTGAAAAGGTTGTTTGTCCTCATCATGAGCGATCCTTTGCTCGGCTCTCTCTTTTTGTTTTTGTAGGGAGTCCAGGGAACTCCCTCCCAATTTTTTTGGATAAATCGCTCTTTGAAATGCTCGACGGCGGTCTCGGCGATGATCCCAGGCGTGGCCGAAAATCGCTGATCGAATACATCAAACCAGAGATTTATTTTGTCAGAGTTCCCGCTCATGACTTTCGGATCGGGAGACCTCTCCTGGCAGTCTCAGGATTTGCCTGGATGCTGTCCCAGTAACTCACTGACAGATCGCCTCGCTCGTTTAGCTTTGCCACGACTCGGATCGTCTCTCCTCGATAATATCTGAGATAGACAAAAGAGTCCATCGCTCGGCCGCTGACATCATTGATCCATACCTCATCAGGCTGGCTCAGGACGTCCTCCAGCTGGCTCAGGATTTTGAGCCTGTCGCCTGTCACTGATGCGATTTGAGCTTTGTCCAGCTCGATCGGTCGCTGAGCATAGTCAGCCAGCGCCATCGTTTTGGAGTCGATCTGATGTCGGCTCCAGAGCTCCTCCTGGATCGTCTCCTGGCGGTCGACAAATTCTCGCTCGGCTTTATCCTGGAGCTCCTGGGCGGCTTTCATTTTCCACATCGAGGCGCTCATTTTGCTGACCTTTGTGAGGATTTTGTCTGGCGTTTTGGAGTATTGTTGAGCCTGGGTAAATACCTCTTGAATATTTGCCCGATTGACTGCAAAGCCTTGTTTTTTCGCTTTCATCCACTCCTCATCCTTTTCGATAAAGCTCTGGACAAAATTGACGTCCTCTTTGACTTTGGCCTCATTGACCTCGCTCGCCAGGCGTGGCACGACATAGCATCGACAACCCCAGCCATTTGGCGGGAATACTTTCGCCCAAAGCTGATGATTTGCTGGGAGGATCACGCCGTGGATCGCTTTGTGAGCGTCTCTCACTCGTCCATCGCCGATCGTGCGATATTCCCAAAAGGGAAAAGCGTCCAGCTGTCCCATGAGCCGATAATAAGTAGACGCCGCCTCGGCTGTCTGGTATGCTGTATTATATTCTGTGATCAGCCATTTTTTATTTGTGACGCCATACAATTTTTTGACGGCTCTCTCAAACTCGGCGAAGTTTTTCGCCCGTCGAAATAGCTCATTGACCTCCCTCGATTGATAGGCCGCCTTTACTGTCGAAAATCTAAAGATATTCGACTCCCAGGCGGTGGCCATCTTTGGATCGAGTGCGCCATATTCGATCCCGAGGTCGGCTAGCTTGACAAGTGGCTCGCCTTTCCAGCCTTTGACAAAGGCCTGGCTCAATGCCTGGACATTGAGATCGATGAGCTCCTCATAAACAAAAGCCGAGCCCTGGCTCGATTTAATGGCATTTAAAAGCCTTTTAAAATCTGGCTCTCCTCCCTCACTCAGTTCGATCGTGAGGTGATCCCCACAGCACTCCTCGACTGTCGTCGCCTCGATCTTTGCCGAGGCTACTGGAAAAAAACTGAATAATTTTAAAAGCCTCCCGAGATATGACAGCTCCTCAGCCTCCTCCTCGTCCTCATCAGGCTCCTCCTCCTCCTGTTTTTTTGCCGCTTTCTTTTTGGGCTTTACTGGCTTTTTGGTTTTGGCTCCAGGCTCGATCTCCTCCTCCTCAGTCTCCTCCTCCTCGATCTCCTCCTCAGGCTTTCGCTCCTGATAGTTCTCAGGTTTTGGGATGCCATACGTCTCATAAAAGAAATCGTCAGAAATCTGGAGGCCGAGCTCCTTTCTGAGTGCTTTGTGGATTTCAAAACTCTCCTTTGTGGTCAGCTCATTATCCTCTCCCTCGATGATAAATCGACCATTGAAAGCGGCAAAGCCGTGAGCGTTCAAAATCTTAATAAATCGGCTATTTAGGACACGCCTGGCAAAGTTGATATCTGACTCGTTCTTTTTATCGTCCTGGCCAGCGTGAGTCTCGGCCTGAGCATATCCAGAGGAGGCGCTCGACTCAGTGGTCTCAGTTGATCCCAGGAGAGCCTTTGAAATCTCCCGATTTAAAAAGCTCATAAATTTATCCTGGAGGTCGCCGTTTGCGTTGGATTTGTTTTCGATCAGGCTGACGTTTGTCCCAGCTGGCCTCACGAGTGCTCCTCCCGATCCGAGCGAGTTGATGGCGTCCAGGAGTTTGAGTCGCTGTCCCTCATCAAAGCCGTCCCAGGTGGCGTCCACGATTGGATTTCCAAAGACCTGGACAAAGAGCGCCCAGTCGCCGACTCCTCCTCTTTTTAGCACTTGATAGGGTGCGACTTTATTATAAAGCCCGAGATCATTGGGCTTTCCGACTTCCATCACAGTTTTGGCATAAAAGCCCTCCCTGATATTGACTCCCGTCTCAGAGGTTTGATCATAGGCGACGATCCCTTTCTCTGGCCGATAGTTTAGGCGTGGGATGAGATTGGCGGCCATCTCCCAGGAGCCATCCTCAGTCTGGAAAAATGTCGGCTCCAGGATCGAATATCCCCAAAATTTTGAGTTTATAATCTCCTCCAGGAGCTCCTCAAATCCGATCGAGTCAATGAGCTGATTTATCTCCTCGACAGGCACTCCCTCCTTATCGACAAATTGCCAGTTTGCATTTGTGACGGCGTCTCGGCGTTTGCCAGTGACAGCCTCGACGTGGCCATCGAGATCGACGTCAGCATAAAGATCATACAGGAGGACTCTCCTCGGGATCATTCCCTCGGCTGATCTCAGCGCTGATCTCCAGCTCGTGACATCTTGCTCCCTCCTGGAGAAAGGTCTGACGTCGATCTGATGTAAAACGATGGACGGCGTCGCCTCGGCGGCGTTTGTTTTGGCCTGAGTGCTTTGGCCTGGTTTTCTATTTTTAGCCATTTTTTGAGCTTGAATGATGATTAATAGTTTGTATCTCTTTTTGGATTGGATCGGACGTGAAAAAACGTGTCAGCTCCCTCAGGTGATCCAGCTGGCGGCCATCCCACTGGGACGATTTTCCCAGCCTGGAGCTTTTCGAGTTCTTTGATCGCTTTATCAAATCGGAGCTCATGAAAGTCGATACTCAGGTTTGGATTTGCGATCACGATAAAATTCCAGGCGGCCAGGTCTTTGAGGAGCATCAGGAGCCAGGCGTCACGATCCTCTCCCTGGGCTCCAAATAAAACCTGGAGATCAAATCTGGATAAGTATCCCTTTGCCTGGATGATCGCTGATTTGATGGCGGTCGTCAGTTTGGTCTCATCCTCTCGCTCGATCGCCTCGATGAGCTCTGGATAAATGTGAGTATTGAAATCAGTTTTTAAGAGCATTTTAAAAGCGTTTAGAATTGGATCGATTGATTTGAGGAGTCTCGACTCTGGAGGTGTCAGCTGAGGTCTTTGAATTGATAAAGAAAACGCCGCCCTCGACAGCGTCAGGGATGTCGTCGTGAGCCCTGGACGTGGCCGACAGCGCCTTAAATTGAGACTCGGCGGCTTTTGTGTGCTGGCTCTCTTTGTGGTCGATATTAAACCAGAGTTTTTCCATCCGATTGAGCGGCTCCAGGAGCGACTCGATCCGAAAGAATTTGTCAGGCTTGACACGCTCATCGGCGGCCAGTGGGAGCGTGACATTGTGTCTTTTATTTGCCGCCTGGAGCTCCATTTTGAGCGTGTCGTCGATCGATGGCCACTCGATGATAAAGTAAACAGGGACACGGCCGTCGACGTCTTTGATGATTTCATACTGCCAGTCGAGCATCGTGGCCGTCGTGGTTTGCTCGCCGTATATTTTCAAGACGTGATACTCGTCCCGATACTTTCCGATCAGCGCTGTCGATTTGTAGT